TGAGGGTGTCGCGCGCCCAGGCGAGGTCATTGCAGACGAGGCCCTGCAGGCTGGCCGGAATCGCGGTGATGAACGTCACGGCGGCCGGGTTGGCGGCGGTGTCGATGCGCACGCGCGCGGTGTCGCCGTTGCTGGCGGTCATCACGATGTAATCGTCCACGTCCCCGGCCACCGGCACGAAGCCCAGCGCGAGCGAGCCGGTATCCCCGGCCGCCCACGTGGTGCCGCCGGTCAGGGTGGCCGAGCCGGCAAACGCGCCGTCAAAGGTCAGGGCGCAATCGCTGAACAGCGCATCCTCCAGGGCGTGCGTGTCCTCGTCCCATTCGCGATCGAGGTATTCAATGGTGCGCACGGTGGCGCCGTTGATCGTGCGCCGGACTTGAAACCAGACCTGATCGTAGTCGCCGTCCGGGGCCGGGATGGTGACCACCGATTCCACCGCCACGTCGGTTCCGCCGAGGGGGTGTGGGTGCCACGCCAGCACGTCCTGCTCCAGCAGGTAGGTGCAGGCAATGAGCGTGCCGTCCGCGCAGCAGGCCCAGGCGATCGAATTGGGCTCCAGCGCAAACCCCCACTGCACGATCGCGCCGCGGGCAATGTGGCTGGACAGCACCATGAGGTCGGAGGCCATGTAGCCGCCGTCCAGTGAGTTGGGATCAATACGCATATCGCGCACGCGCTTGCCGCTGCGCTGCACCATGAGGGTGGAGTCGCCGATCGTCAGCGGCGGCACCTGTCGGCTGCCGTACTTGGTCCGGCTGGTCGCCTTGATGTTGCCGGGGCCGAACACGTCCGAATTGGTCACCTCGCGCACCGAAAACTCGGCGCCGCGCGTGCCCACCAGCAGCGCGTCCTGCGAGGCGGCCCACACCGCATCGTCATTGCTGCCTATCTCGATCGAATAGGCCGAGTCCGGCAGGGTTTCGGCGCCGTCGCGGGCGGCGAAGTCCTCATACGACCCGGCCACGCTGCCCCACAGCTTGAAGCCGCGCAGGAAATTCAAGCGGTCGCGGTGGACCTTGACCAGCGCCGGGAACCCCACGTCTGATCGCCACGCGGCATGGGCCCACTTCGTGGTGGCGTTGGCTACCCCGACCACCTGCGAGGGCAGTTCCGAGACCACCGTGGCCGTGGCCGTGGTGCCGCCGCCGCCAATGGCGGTAATGAGCGCGAAGCCGTAGCCCGAATGCACATATTGCCAGTTGACGCCGGTGTCGCCGTCGAACTTGGAGCCTTCGCGGTGGGTCGGCTTCACGCTGCCGGTGGTAGCGGCATTGAGGGCCCGGTACACGTTGGAATCGCTGCGGCGCTCGGCATTCAGCGCCACCGCCTTGGCCACCTCCCACACCGCGTAGGCGTCGGCCTTTTTCTGTTCCAGCAGGAACAGCGTGCCGATATCGGCCGTGGTGAAGGTGCCCGCAGCCGAGGCGGTCAGGGTCACCGCGCCGGTGGCGGCCGAGGCGTAAACGGTGACCGTCGAGTCGGGGTTTACGTCCTCAAACGGCCCGTTGGTAATGGCCGCCTCGGTGAAGGTCCAGCGGGTGGCGCTGAAGCGGGCCAGCTTGCGCGGGAAATAGCTGTTGTGGGCGATGAAGATCACGTCCCCCACCTGCTCCATATCCAGCCGGAACGTGCCGTCGTCGGCATTGGTCAGGTCGGTGATGGCGTAGGGGCTGGGGACTTCGTAAATGTCGCCGGTGAGCGCGTGCCAGTAGGTCGCGTTGGGCGGCGCGTTGCCGGTGGTAGCGGCCTTGCAGTAGTAGTTCACCCCCGCCGAGGACACCAGGTCGCCGACCACGTAGGCGGTGGCGCCGTTGTAGGCGGCCGGGGTGGCCGACAGCAGCACCTGCCCGCCGTTGGCGTAGAAGCGCACGTAGCCGTCCCCGAACTCCAGCACGTAACTATCGTCCTCGGAGAAGACGAAGCGCGCCAGCCACGAGCGATCGGCCACGTCCTTGGTGTTGGCCGCGTAGCGCGTGCCGTTGCGCCGGTTCGCCGGGCCCTCGGGCCACGGCGTGAAGTTGCGCATCCGATAGCAGCCGTTGCCGTACTTGGCCATATCGACGCGCCCCGCCCAGCGCGGGGACAGCTCGCCCGCGTTGAAGGAGGTTTGTGCCGGGGAGACGATCTGCGCCACGGTCAGCGCACCCGACTCATAACCCAGGTGTCATCACTGATGGCCCGCGACGGCAGCTCCAGCGCATTGGCCCGCTGCGCCTCGGCCAGCGCCTCGCGGTACTCGGCCGCGGCCAGCGTGCGCTTGTTGTCCGAGCCGGTCAGCGGCTCGGCCAGCTCCATGGCCAGCTTGCACGCGAACGCCTCGCCAAAGCAGGCGTCCCACTGGGTGGAGTCCTCGATGCTGGCGATGTAACGCAGCGGCAGGGCGGTGCCGGTCGTGCCGGCGGCGCCGTAGAGAATCTTCCGGCCCTCGATCCGGTACAGCTGCGAATCGCCGTCGCCGTGGTAATCGGACATATCCGGGCCCAGGTCGATGCTCGCGATGGTCAGCACGCGCAGGCAGTCGGTCGGGAGTTGGTACTGGAACCCGTAGCCGAACAGCGGCGCGGTGGCGTCGGCGGCCAGCTGCTTGCGCTTGATCGAGAACGACCAGCGGCGCTTACGCAATTCGGCATCGCGGACGATGGCAAACATGCGCTTGACCAGGTTGGCGGCCTTGGTGCCGTCGTCCACCGACGTGATGGGCTTTTCGCCTACCTTGTCCAGTGCGCGGTTGGCCCAGTCGATGGTGGTCGGCATTGCTTCACCCCTTCGTCACATCGTAGCCCACCGCCGACCGTGCGGGCTGGCGATGGGCGCCCATACAGCGCCCGTGTTAGGCGGGGATGCGATCGGCCCGCGCGTAGACGCCGGTAGCGGTCACCACCGCCGCGCGGATTTCGCACGGGGGCAGCTCAAAGATCACGCCACCCGCCGCCGTGAGCGAAACCGCCGGAGCGGCCAGCCAGCCGCCCGCCGGGCCGCGGTACTCCAGCCCGACCGAGCCGCCACCAAAGGTGGCCTCGGCCGAAAACAGGCCGCGACCCCCCGCCCAGGCGACCGGCGAGCCGGTGGCGCTGGCATTCGACAGCAGCAGCACGCCGTAACTGTTCATGCCGGCGGCCACGAGTCTTGGAGGATGTAGCCCTTGACGGCCTCCAGCGCCTTCAAAGCCTGTTCCTTGCTGGCGTAGGTGGCGTCATAGGTGAGGCGCACCGCAGCAAACGCGGCGGTGTCGCTCGCACCCTCGGTTACGTCCTGGGGAAGATCGCCGCCCAGGGCGACGTTGTACCAGCGGTCAGTCATGGCCGTTCACTCCGAAAAGTGGAGCCCGGGACCGACCCGGGCTCCAGTGGGTTAGCAAACGACCTGGACCTTCAGGCCCACGGTGCCGGCCGAGCCCGCCGCAGCGGTCAGGGTCACGGCCACGTCGTAGTCGCGGCACGGGTCGGCGGTGAGGCCGAGCGCCTGCCACAGCTGCTTTTCCACGTCGGCGAGGCCGTAACCGGCGCCCGCGTCGGCCGCGTCGGCCTCGTGGGTGATATCGGAATTGGCCAGCGCCGCGGCGAGGGACTGCGCCGAGGCGAAGAAATCCGCATCGACCACCGCGCCGCCGTTGTCGGTGGTCTGGTAGACGCCCACGTCACCGGCGCAGGTGGTGATGGCGTCGCAGGAGAGCAGCACGCGGGACACGCGGTCGCACGACTTCACCCGCACCAGGCGGTAAATCGAGCCGATCGAGTCGCCCGAGACCGCCTCGACGAAGCCCTGGGCCTCGACGACACGGCCGCGCGATACGTGCGGGTTGGTGGGAACGCGGGGAGTGGCGTCGGCGTTGGTGATCGCGCTCGACTTGGTGGTAACAACGGCCATGGCTGAATCCTCTGATAGTTGCTTTGGGCGACTTGCCCCGGCGGTGAGGCCGGGGCGTGGGTCAGACGGTCAGACGAGGCCTTAGCGGGCCCAAATCTTCACGATCTTCTTTTCCTGCAGGCGCGTGCCACCGAAAGCCGCCGTGCAGTACAGCTGCCACGGAATGCCGCGGAGGTCGGCGCGTTCGTCGATGCGGGTCTGGGTGTCGGCCCAGATGCCCAGCGCGATGCCCGACTTGGCCCAGCTCGGGATCGGGGTCGAGGTGCCGGCCGCATCATCCGTGCCGTTGAACGCGGTGACGCGCTCGCAGTGCACGAAGTTGAAGCCCATAAACTGGGCGATCTTGCCCTTCTGCAGCACCGGGATGCCGTCGCGCTGGGCGTTGTAGTCGGCGCTGGTGATCTGCGTTTCCGCCAGCAGCAGCGAATGCTGCTTACCGCTGGTGGCCACGTAGAACTCCTCGTCTTCCTCGTCGAGGTCGTTTTCCAGGTGAATGCGCAGGGCATCGCGCAGCTTGGCCACGCTCAGGCCCGAGGCGGTGCCACCCAGGTTGACCGACACCACCTGCGTGGCCGAGAACGCCGTGGAGGTCGTGCCGGTTTCGCCGGTGTAGTTGGTGCCGAACATGCCGTCCAGAATGGACAGGTCCTTGCGGCGGTTCATGCCGGCGACGGCCGCGCCCGCGAGGGCCTGCCGATCGTCGGTGATCTGCTTGATGAGGTCGTTTTTGTCCTTCAGCTGGTTCAGGTCCCAGAACTTGGGCATGAACCAGCGGCGGTCGGTGCCGGCGTCGGTGCGCGGCATCGGGGCAAAGCGCTCGGTGTTTTCGCTGGGGTCGATCAGACCCACCTGGTCGCACGGGCTGGCCTGCTTGCCGACGTGACCGGTGGAGGTCATCACGCAGCTTTCGAGCTTGGAACGCTTCTGCTGCGCCAGCATTTCCACATCGGTGGCGAACTGCGAGGCGTAGAAGGTCGGGGAATTGATGCTCACGGGGTAATCCTCGGAAAAGGGAAGGTGAAAGCACTTCGCTTTAGAGGTTCCCCGGCCGAGCCGGACCCCCGGTAATGCCAAACCCCTTGGCATCGGTGGGGCACACTTTCGTGCGGTCAGCGGGGCCGAAGCTTGTCCGCTGCTTCCACGCCATCGCTGGCGCGGGGTATTTGGTCGCTGGGGTGGACTGGCCGCGACCAGACCCACCCCTGCGGGGTTTCGCGGGGAGGGTGACCCGGACGCACCCGGAGCCACCCTGCAGTCCCCTGCGATGTGCGAAGGCCGGGAAGCAACGTCGGAGGGCGCTACTTCACGGAGTCATCACACGCGCGCACCGTACCGCACCAACGTGGTGCACGCAATGGCACGGGCGCCCGTTACCGGGTGGCCGCCGCCAGCGCCACGATGTGGCGCAGCTGCTGGTACTCCTGCTTTTCCTTCACGCCGCCGGCTTGGAAGCGCTTGTACCAATCCTGGTCTTGGGTCAGCTGCTTCAGCCGGGCCTGCGCCGCTTCCGGGGTCATCGAACCCACCGCGGCCGCCGGGTCGTTGGCGCCCTCGATGAACTTCGCTTCACCCTGCTGGCTGCCGAGGTTGGCCATGAGCTTCATAAAACCCGCCGTGCCCAGCACGTCGCGCATGCCCTCCATCTGCTCGGCCGACAACCACCCCGCCTTCACGATCTGGTCGCTTTGCCGGTTGGCCAGCTGCTGCAGCTGGGTGAAGTTGCCACCCCATTCGGCCTGGAGTTTGGCCAGGTCCTGCTGGTGCTCCAGCTCGATCGCCTGCTCGTCGGCCTGCATCTGGGCGATGTTGATTTCATTGGCGGCCGCGGCGATCTTCTGCCCCAGCTCCTTGGGTACGTCCAGCTCCTTGAACTTGCCGGCCATCGCGTTGGCGAAATCGGGCTTGAAGCCGTCCGGCACCGGCAGCGCGTAATCCTTGGGATCGGCGGGCGCGGTCCAGCCAAAGCGCGCATTGAACGCCTTCCAGCCGTCCGCGTCGTCCTTGTCCGGCACCTTGGCCAGACGGTCGGGCGGCAGGCCCTGGAACTTTTCCAGCTCGCGGTACGACTTCACCGCATCGGCCGGGCTGCCCCACTTTTTCAGCTCGGCAAAGCCGCGCAGCTCGGTGTCCTCGATCGTGGAAAACCACGGCGTGGTGCCGCCAGCCCCCGCTCCTGCGCCACCCGCTGCGCCTTGACCGCCAGCCGCACCGCCTTCACCGCCGGCACCGTTGGCGCCGGGTTGCCCGCCAGCGGCGGACCCGTTGTTGTCACTCATGGCTTAACTCCTGGTTTGGCCGGTTTGGCCGAGGTTGCGGTGGCGGCCGTCGTAAGGTTGGCCGTGACCGTGATCGGGAACGCCTCGCGGTAGAACTTCACCGCCATATCGGCGGCGTCCTTCGCGTCTTTGCAAATGTCGATGTAGTTCGACGCATGCGGCTTGCTGCGCAGCTGCTGCATGAACGCATCGCGCCACAGCTGGGATTCCGGGGATTCGTCAGCCATTGAAGGCGGCCTCTTTGTCGTGAAGGAAGCGGTTGCCCGCCTCGGTGGGGTGGTGGTGCCCGTCGCGGTCGACGGCCACGTACCCCTTGCTGATGAGCGCGTCCAGCAGGTGCGCGGGGCGCGACACCATGAAGCGGTCGCGGCTCACCGGGTTGGGGTGCTGGGAAATGAGAAAGGCCACGCTGGCCTGCAGGCGGTTCACAGCTGCACCCCGAGCTTACCGAGGGTGGCAGCCATGCGGTCGATGACCTGCTGGACCGCGGCGTCGGGCGTGGCGCACGTGAAGTCGCTGCGCACGTCGAACGAGGCCCCTGCGCTGGCCACGTGCATGGCGACAATGGCAGACCAGCAACCGTCATCATGGGAGTGAATACGCGGCTTGCCGAAGCCCTGCAGGTACAGCAGGCGCCCCGACAGGTCGGCGGGGATGCGGCCGGGCTCGGCCTTTGGCTTGAACAGGGACAGGTTCATTCGTCGGGGTCCAGTGCGTTCAACACTTCACGGTCGGGCAGCTCGAGCATGGACTGGAGGAACAGGTACATTTCCCGGCGCCCCTCGGCGCGGGCCATGGCGATGGGATCGGCCCGGCCCACGGCGTCGCTGCGAAACGTGGACTTGTAGGCTCCAGCCTTGCGCGCGAACTGGCGTAGGACCGACGCCCCGGCCATGGTCAGCTGGCCGTTGGCGTCCATGAAGCAATCGCGGAACGACAA